AGTCTGTATTCATTCTTCTTGGTTCTGGGTATGAAGGGTAATACATCAAAGAGATCCCCCTCTAATTTGTGTACTTCTCCTCTATGTGTACTCCATTTCTTACTTCTCTGGTTTGATGCTCTATCAACTTCAAACGGAAGAGAATCAATAATAGAGTCTACAAAGGTTCTATAGTCTTCTTTACTCAAGTACAGTACATGACTCAAGGGAAGTACTATGCGATATCTGTTTTCTTCCTCAGTATGTCTCTTGGTTGTATAGAACATAGCTGTAAGCCCCTCAAAGACTTTCTTAGCTGCTTCTAAGGGGAAGCCTGTATCAACATCTAGAACCAAGAGGTTAAAGCCCGGGATAACGTTCTGTTCGCTTCTATGTTCATCTGCAAAAGTATGATTACACCAGTTGTAGTCATTAGTATTACCTAGTGCATCTATATCATCCCAAGCTACTGTTTGAGGATCATAGTTATAAGCATAGTGTTCAGATCCACTCAAGATTAGTTTGGATAAGTCAGTCTTTTGAAGTGTCTCTCCTGTATAAAAGACAATGTCATCTTCTACATCTCGTTTAATAACTATGTTGTTCTGATACCCATAAGCAATAGCTAGAGTAAGCATTTCATCCTTAGCTTGCTTGGTTCCTTTGAAATAAGGAAGGTTAAGAGTTAAGTCAGAAAGAGATACTCTATTAGGAGAATTAGCAATAAAGTTAGCTAGCTTTACATGAGGTTGTTCTTTAGTAGCAAATCTTTCAAACTCAGCACCCGAGAGTTCTACTAGATTAATTGCATAATCTATATGTGTAGTGTCTATGTTGGCTTGATCTAACCAAGCATATATACCTGCTAGTTTGAGTACTTTGAAATATCTATGCTCTAGTTCTATACGTTTAATTGCTTCTGTTTCTCTGTACTTCCTAGCTTTCTTTTCACAGTCTAGTTTGTACTGCATTAGTTTCTTAAGAGAGTCAGGTAGTAATTCTACCTTTCTATTCATGTTGGTTTTGTCTGCTAATAAACCAAGCTTGTTATTAATACTCTCTGCTAATGCTGAGTTCTGGTTTCCTAATAGATTCTCAATGAGTTCTTCTACAGTAACATCTAGCTTTTCCACTTCTCTGGCATAGCTAAATAAGCATCTTCTTGCATAACCAGTTTCTAGCATCTGGAATAAATAATCTTCAGTACTACCACCATCTAAAAGTTTAGATGGAGAACCAAAGAGAAGCATATTGGCTGGAGTAGTACCTTCCATTGGTACTAGTCTTTTATTCTCTGCTGTATTCTTGATGAGTTTATCTTTGATAAGACCTAAGTCATATAACTCAAGGAATGTGTTAAGTACATCACTCTGTCCTAAAAGATTAGTACCTATCTCATCACAGATAAAGTTAAGAGCACCTGCTCCTGCTAAGAGTAACTTGTGTCTTTGTTGTTTAATTGCTGGAGTAGTAGCTGAGTCAAAAGAGAATAGATAAGTACCTACTAATTCATACTCTCTTTGGATATTAGCTAGTTCTTCTGAATAGTCTGTTTTATTCTTTGCTGATCTATCTAGAGCTAATGCTTCAAGATTCATCTGAGCATAGAAAGGTAGAGTGTCGTTTAGAAATACCTTCTTGAATTTACCCAAGATGAATTCTTCTAAGAAAGCATTAGAGTTACCCTTACCTGAACCAGATGGGCTAAGACACATAGCATAGATGTTTAGAGGTATAGGTCTCTGTTGAAAACCAGTAATCTCACCTCTCATTGAAGTAGCCATTAAACCAAAATAAAAAGGAATAATGGTTCTAAAGAATTGATGATTATTGTTTTGAGTCTTCTCACATAGAAGTTCTATGATTTGTTCAGATAATGGATGAAGCATAAATTAACTCCTTCTTGTATGAGACTAGTTGTATCTCACATTTCTTAGTCATATCTATGGCAACTTCTACAGAGTCTCTCCATTTATCAGTTCCATAGTCATCTATATAGACTATGCGTTTGATACCTGCTTGGATGATTGCTTTCATACACTCATGACAAGGAAACCTAGTACAGTACATAGTGCTACCTACTATGTTTGTATTGTTTCTAAGTGCATTGAATAAAGCGTTCTTCTCTGCATGTTCTGTATATGTAAGCTTCTTGGTTCTATCTTCTAAACCAAAGTCAGGATAACCCCTAATGATTCCGTTATAACCAAAACTAAGTGGATAGGATTCTCTTGCTATTAGAGCTCCTACTTTAGTTGTATCTTTTGAATGTCTCTCTGCTACTAACAGAGCTTGTTTAAGAAAGGTGATATCCCATTTCTCTTGGTTCATTGATGTTTCTCCTCAAATCATTCCATCTGTCCAGTTCTTAGCAGCATCAGCAGAGAAGAAACACAAACCTTTTTTAAATCGTCGTTTATCTTCTTTGCTTTCTGACCAA